TGGAAAATGAAATTAGGTCAATATGTATGGTGGGAAGGGGAAGGGTGGTTATTTATTGGGATGGAAGAGGATGGTGCTTACATGCTAACCAGACCAACTTACATGCATCCGTTTAAAATAATGGAATTTGGTTATGTTTATTCAGAAGATTTTGATGAGTTTTTTACTGAGAATGGAGAGGGATAATGAAACCTGTAACTTACCGAGTATTCAACATAGAAGAACTTGTAAAAGCATTTCATTATGCTAAAGGTTTATTTGAAGTTGCGAAATTCGGGATTTTAGTAACTATTTCATTGAAGAAACAGAAGCGAAGTATTGAACAGAACGGCTATTATTGGGGAATTGTTATTAATATGATTGCAGAAGAAATGGGTCATACACCGGATGAAGTCCACCAGATATTAGCTAAAATGTTTCTTAAAATCAAAGAAGTTGAAATTGACGGTGTTATCTATGCAATTACTAAGTCAACAACTAAACTCAAAACCGATGAAATGGAAGAGTATCTTGAAAAATGCAGAAGGTATGCAAGCATTAATTTACATATAGTAATACCACTGCCAAATGAAACTATCGAGGTGGTAGAATGAAAGAAGAATGGAAAAATATTAAAGATTATGAGGGTCTTTATGAAATTAGTAATTATGGTAGAGTAAAATCTTTGCCTAAAGAATGGGTTACTGGAATAGGTGCATTGTGCTTTCATGATGGTCTTTTTCTAAAACAGGCTATGTCAGAAAAGGGATATTTGTTAGTGAACTTACATAAAGATAAAAAGCAATACACAAAATTTATTCATCGATTAGTATGGGATCATTTTGGTAATAAGCAAAGAAATGGAAGAAAACTACAAATAGATCATATTGATAATTGTAAAACTAATAATAATATTGATAATTTACAACTACTTACAAACAGACAAAATTGTTCAAAAAGCAGATTACAACATAAAAAATTATCAAGATATACAGGCGTTACCTATGATAAAAAAAGAAAAAAGTGGTGTTCGCAAATATATATTAGTAAAGCAATTAATCTTGGAAGATTTAATACAGAAATTGATGCACATTTAGCTTATCAAAAAAGGTTGGAGGATATAGAATGAAAAGTAAATACAATGCTCAGAAAGTAACCTATGATGGAATAAAATTCGATAGTAAGAAAGAGGGTAGGCGATATTTGGATTTGAAACTACTTCAAAAGAGTGGGCAGATAAGTGATTTAACGTTGCAAGTTCCGTATCAATTAACACCGAGCATTTATTATGATTATGATTATCGTGAGTTTGTATTAGTAAAAAGAATTGGGAATAATAGTTGTTGTATGCAAAGGTCAACTAAGTATATTGCCGATTTTGTTTATAAAGAAAATAATAAAATCATAACGGAAGATTGCAAAGGATTCCGCACTAAAACCTATAAAAAGAAAGCTAACCAAATGAAGAAACTATACGGCATTATTATCTTGGAAACATAGGAGATGTTATGATATATACAACGTTAAAAGACTTTGAATTATTCAAGAAAGAAGCTAAGAAATGGATTGACCGATTAGGGTTGCTTGAATGGGAAGTTATCTATTATCATGCACCAATTGACGCAGATGCGGATTGCACTTCATTCAGGAATGCAAAAACAATTATATTAAGACTTAACAAAAAAATTAATAATCGTGATAAGACAAAATATTGTTACATAAAAGAATCAGCTCAACACGAAGTATTTCATGTCTTATTAGAGAATCTTTATCATCAGGCGGTTGATAGGGCTTTTTGTGATGAAGATTACAGAATTGAAGAACACGCAATAATACACAGACTACAAAAAGCGTTTAAGGAGTGAATTATGAAAACATTTGAACATTTCCCAAAGGATAGCAACTGCCCAATCTGCGGGACTAATGATGACAGGGAAGGCACATTAATACCAAAATACGGGACACAAGAGGGAAATAATTGTCAAGCGATTCCAGTACACGTTAATTGCTTATTTGATAATTTAGTATATTATCATTATCAAAAAATGATTGCTTGTAATGTGAGGGGGTAATATGGGTTTATATGTTAAGATTATTAATGATGGGACAGGAAATGATCAGATAGCTAATTATGATTATAAAATACTTATTAATGATAGAATAATTGAGAGTGGTAGAATAGAACATTACTACCGAGCTAAAAGTGCTGTGCAATTAGTTAAAGAAGTTGCACTCGATGCAGACATAAAACGTCTTGGTAAAATTCTCAAGACATTGGGGCAGAAATGATTAGTTTTGAAAGAATGGAGTATATTAACAAATTAGTAACAGATTATGGAATAGAAAAGGCTTGTGATATTGAACAACTTCCTGAGCAGACAATATTAGATTATCTGAGTAGGTATGAAAGGATACTAAACGAAGATAATGAAATAGTCGTTGCGAATGTTAAGCTGAATAAATCACGGCAAAGATTGATGGATAGTAACAGGATTGAGCGAAAGTCGTTCAGGAACTATGCAAGAATTGATAATGCCTTAGAAGAACTTACAAAAGAATTGATAACAGTTTTCAAAAATCACAAACTAAAGGGATTGACTAAATATCATAAAACCGAAAATCAGAAAGGTGTTGGGATAATACACTTGTCAGATTTACACCTGAATGAGCTAGTCTGGTTGTCACATAACCGCTATGATTTCAATATAGCATCAAAGAGAATGCAGAAATTCGCAATAGAGATAAAGGCAATGTTTAGAAATGCAGGGTTCAAAACGGTGTTTATAGCTGATACTGGTGATAAGTTGAACTCTGATAGGAGACTTGACGAACTACTGTCAAATGCAACGAATAGAAGTCAAGCACAGTTTATTGCAATAGAGATATTAAAGCAGTTTATCATTGATATTGCTCAGGAGTTTAATGTTGTATATTCTTTTGTTTTAGGCAATGAAAGCAGGGTTAAAGATGAAATGTCATGGGATGAATTTTCAGCTACTGATAGTTACGATTATAATATTGTTCACATTCTTAAAATCATATTTGAAAATGAAAAAGGTGTGATATTTGTTGAGCCAGAAACACCCAATAAAACAGTTGTAAATGTCAATGGTAAGAATATTCTATTAATTCATGGGATAAAGTTCGGCAATGATCCGCATAAAGCAGTGAAGAGTCTTGTTAGATTATATGCAGATAAAGGTGTCTGTATTGATTATGTTCTTTTCGGGCATATTCACGAAGCAATGTTGACAGATAAATTTTCAAGAGGATCTTCTTTGGTAGGTGCAAATGCATACTCTGAGGATAGTTTATTATTAACATCACTTGCAAGTCAGAACATTCATTTTATATTCAATAATGGTGATATAAACAGCCTTAGAATTGACCTACAGAATACAGATGGGATTGCAGGATATGAAATTTCAAAGAAAATAAAAGCGTATAATGCAAAATCAGCTAAAAAAAATATTGATAAAAAAGTAATCTTTGAAATAGTAACGTAAGGAAGTTGTTAATAAGTAAAGTTATGATGGTTAATGTAAACTTGAGAGATGGAGGAGAAAAATGAAGAAATGTAAACATTGTAATGATATTGAAGTTTGTGATTATTGTTTTTATTATAACTTTAATCCAAGTAAATCTGGTGGGTATATTGACAAGGGTTACTGTAGAAAACGTAAGGTAGCTAAAGACCCAGAAGAAGGTGAAAAGTGTGATGATTTTAATTGTGGACTGAGGGCTATCAATAAGATTAAGCGATTCATAATTAAAGCAATTAGTAAATAACGGCTGTATGCGGTGCATGGCATATAGCCGTTATATTTCGTGTTTGTCAGAATGAAATGATAAAAATAAAACAAAGGAGAAAAAGATGAAGGCTTTACAAGGAATGTTGACTGGGTGGAGTATTTATAACATAATAATACTTTTAATATGCATAGCCAATATAATAATACAAATCAGGATAGGAATCATTGAAGAAAACTGGAACATTTCTGCAATATGTGGGTGGACTGGTGCTACAATAGCTTATATACAATTGATTTGGTTCACTAATTTTTTATAAATATGCGACATAACGGCTGTATGCTATGCAAAGATTGGCTGTTATGAACTAAAGACAAAAAAATAAGCCCAAGATTAGACACTTTTATTCGTTTAGTGTCAAATGTTGGGCTTTTACGTTAGAACATAGTCATAGAAAGGGTTTATGTTATGTTAAGGACATCAATGTCCCTACCAAAAATCTACTTTATTCGTTAATTAACTGGAAAAAAGTATCAGTTAAATGGCTACTCTAATATTGTTTATAAAATGTCACCTACTTGCCTAATCTTATCTGGTCGGAAAGCTCTATTGCTCTTTTGCCTACTTGTTTACTCCACAGACTGTCTAACATTTCAACAGAGGCTTTATCATACTCACTATTATCTAAAGCAGCAAGGAATTTCCTGAATCTAAGTAAACCATAAATCCCCAGATTAAAACACATATTTATAATCACATTTTGTCGTATATCATTTAGGTGTTCAAAGCAGTTAATGTTATCTTCAACTTGTTTTATGCATTTATGAATATCGTTTGCAAGTAACATACAGGCTTCCGATTTGTTTATTCCAACATCATCTAAGTTTCTGCCATACCCAATGGAAAGTTTACCTGCTGAACAACGATAAGGTTTGAGTCTCAATCCTTCGTGTTTCTGAATCTGTTTTATTAGTAATTCTTTATTCATATTACCTCTTTTTGTCAACTGTCAGCTTACAAATTACCTTCTTTTTGTCAATTATCACAAGACAGAGAATATGACAATCCTATTTGTCAATTATCATCAATAATGACAAGTTTGTAGTTCTATGCAAATTAGGAATGTGATTCCCATATTGCATATAAATGTTCTACCAACCAACTACCCAGAAAACTACCCAGTAACATAAGATTTGCACGATAACATTGAAGGGGTTAAAGTGCAAAAATCAAGTTATCAACATAGAATCATTGATGTTGATTGTGTGCAAAATAAATGATTTTTCCCGAAAAACATATAACTTTTTCAGGAAGTAAGTGGTAACATTATACCCTTTAGCATATACAAACAGTTATAATGGGCAATATTATACCTGTTAGGGGTTCATATGAGCTACAAAGTAGTTTATAGCTCAAATATGAGCCATAAGGTCGAGTATCATGAGCCGAAATGTTGGTAAAAGCTCCCATAAGTATCAAATATTATACTTAATGTTGGTAAAAACAGTGTATATTATCGTTTCTTCTGTTCCAAATATTCTTTTACTTTCTCTTTATTCATTGTGAGATTTTTAATAATCCTTTCTCGTTCATTATCCTTCATAATCAATCATCATTTGTAGATATGTAATCAATGTTGAGTGCTTTGCAAATGCTTTTCATATTAAATTTAATTTCAATCATATCATTAGATAGTGATCCACGATCATTTTTGATAGCTTCTACGCTATAGCTGTTTTCATCAATGTCATTAATAAGTTTGATTATAGCAATTTCATTATTCGATACTCTTGACGTGATTGTTGCATAAGCTACCCCGAGTGAGAATATCCAAATAATGATCATAAGTATTTGCCAATTTCTGTTTACTTTGTTGTCGTTCACAATTTTACTCCTTACAATGCGATGCCTATTCCAATTTTTATTGAAAAGTTAAAATCATCATAGTACCTTTCTTTAAATCTCAGATAAATTTTTACTATTGAACTCACTGAGCCATTAAATTGTATCTCAGTTTCATTATTATAATTTATGAAATCATTTGTATAAAAATTCGTTACTGCTCTAAATTCTACAGGAATCAGATAAGGTATTCCAAATTCACGGTGGATATCCTCACCGAAAACTAAATTGATTTGCGGATGGAGATTCCATACCTCTGCAACTCCAATAGAATGAGTTTTATATTTTAACCTCATATCTACAGAAATTATTTTAATATCATCTTCCTGAATATCAATGTATTTTCCGGAAAACTGCAGGAATTTATAGTACTGAAAAGCGAACAGTTCATAATTATTATAATATTCCCCATCCTGCCTTTCAAATTCAATCTCTACTGAGAGTAAACTATCTATACTACATCTTCCACTCAATTCATAATCAACAGTAGTACTGTCTGTTTTTGGAGTTCTCATTGACATTGACAGGTCAAAAGTAACTGCATTCAATCCAACCGCTACTAATATAATCAAGATTATTATAATCTGTTTCATATTAACTCCATT